AAGAACTTTTTTCATCATTCGGACGGGCGGAAGTAGTGGATGAATATTTGATTGATGCCGTCATTGGAGTAAGCGGTAGCAGTCCTGCTTATGTATATATGTTTATTGAAGCCCTGGCGGACGGAGCCGTAGCGGCCGGTATGCCGCGGGACAAGGCCTATGTCTTTGCCGCTCAAACCGTAATGGGAGCTGCCAAAACCGTATTGGAAACGGGAGAACATCCGGGAAAATTAAAAGACAATGTTTGCTCTCCCGGCGGGACAACGATAGCCGCAGTTCGAGCTTTGGAAGAACGGGGATTTCGCAGTGCCGTAATGGAAGCCGTAATGACTGCGGCTGAGAAAAGTCGAGAAATGAGTAAAAAATAAGGCAATGTGAATCAGCCTCCCCAATAGACTCAAGAGGTATGCATAAGATGGATAGTTGAAGATTAAGGTTGCGAAGTAGATATATGCTAAATGGGGATAGGTGATTTACTAATGCATACCGGAAGGATATAATATAGCTGAAGCATGAGGGAACTGTAACGATATGGCGGTCCTTATGCTTAACGGATACAGACGGTTCAAGGGCCTGCAAGTCACCGTGATTTGCGACAAGGCCGTCTCATTTATAGTAATATTGGAGGTAAAAGGAATGGCAAAAGGTTTGGTTACACCCGAAATTATTGAAGAATTAAAAAAGATTGTCGGTGAAAAATATGTATATACCGATAAAGATAAGCTCGATGCATACGGACATGATGAAGTAACGGATCCGCACTATATGAAGGAAGCTCAGGTTGCAGTTTTACCGGCAACAACGGAAGAAGTGGCAAAGGTTGTAAAATTGTGTTATGACAACGATATTGTCATGGTTCCCCGTGCTGCAGGAACCGGTTTGGCTGCCGGTGCCGTAGCTATTTACGGCGGCGTTATCATCTCCATTGAACGCATGAACAAGATTATTGAAATTGATAAAGAAAACATGGTTGTTGTTGCCGAACCGGGTATTACGACGGCGGCACTTCAGGAAGCTGTTAATAAAGAAGGCCTCTTCTATGCAGGCGATCCGTGTAGCGGGGACTCTTGCTTCATCGGCGGTAACGTAGCAACCAATGCAGGCGGTAACCGTGCTGTTAAGTACGGTGTAACGCGTGATCAGGTTATGGGTATTGAAGTCGTTACTCCGTCAGGTGAAGTCGTGCAGTTGGGCGGTAAGTTCCGTAAAAACGCTACAGGCTATATGCTTATGCATTTATACATCGGCTCCGAAGGTACTCTCGGTATTGTAACTAAAGTATTCTTAAAACTCGTTGCATTGCCGAAGTATGAAATGGACCTTCTGGCAGTATTCGATAATCTCGATGCGGCTATCGATTTGACTCCGAAAGTCATGAATGCGGGCATTACACCGGTTTGCGTTGAATTTATGGATAATGCGTCCATTAAGCAAGTCGAAGTATTCCTGAATGAAAAATTACAGCATTCAGATATAGGTAACTATATTATTATTCAGATTGCCGGCGACAGTGAAGACGTATTGGATGAACAGTGCGTTACAATTGACGAATTGGCTCGTGAAAACGGGGCTCTTGATGTCTTGGTGGCCGATAAAGACAAGATTTGGAAATCCCGTAAAGCATACTTGGAAGCAGACCGTCAGAGAAGTCTCGTATTCTCCATGGAAGACATTGTCGTTCCTATGACGGAAATTCCCGGTGCCGTACAGCAGATTTCCCGTCTCGGTGAAAAATATGATGTAGCTATGCACTGCGCAGGCCACTGCGGTGACGGCAACGTACATATCGACATCTTGAAAGATGATCGCTCTCAGGAAGAATGGGAAGAAATGCTTCCGAAGATTCAAAAAGAAATTTACGCACTTGTTTACAAGTTGGGCGGCCGTCTCTCTGGTGAACACGGTATCGGATATAAACGTGCTAAGTTGATGAAAGAATACATGGATCCCGTTGAAATGGAACTCATGCGTTCTGTTAAGAAAGCATTGGATCCGAAGAACATCATGAACCCCGGTAAGGTTGTAGATGTTAGTGACGAAATCCCTGTAGAATAAGCGTATACGAAAAAGCAAGGGCTACGGTCCTTGCTTTTTTTATTGCAGTCTGTATAGAAAAACAGACTTACGATTTTTGCAAGGTTATATGTGTTATGAAGCTTGTGCCTATGATATAATGAGCTTCATAACATGTATAAGAAAGGATACTGAAATTGGAAGCTGAATTAATCACTGATATTTGGACCATTATACAGGTCATCTTACTTGACTTGGCCTTAGGCGGAGATAACTCTATTGTCATCGGCATGGCGGCGAAAAACCTGCCCCATGAATTACAGAAAAAAGCTATACTTTACGGAACGGCCGGAGCCATTGTGCTACGCTTTTTTATGGCCATGATAGTAGTTTACCTTTTACAGATTCCGTACCTACATACCGTCGGCGGATTATTACTCGTATATATCGGTATGAAGCTTATAGGCAAGCAAGACGGTGAAGAAGAAGCTCATGTAGAGGCCAAGGATTCTCTGGGCGGTGCTGTTAAAACTATTATTGTAGCCGATGCACTTATGAGTTTGGATAATGTTCTCGGTATAGTCGGTACGACCGGCGGCCACATGGGACTTCTCTTCTTCGGTATGGTTATCTCCGTACCTATTATCATTTTCGGCAGTACGGTCGTCATTAAGATTATGCACCAATTCCCCGTACTCATTTATATTGGCGGTTTGATACTGGGGTGGGCAGCCGGATCTATGGTAGGCGCCGACGAATATTTGGCTCTGTCGAAAGATACGGCCTTGTATGTAAAAATCGCTTTAACGTTATTAACGGTTCTCGGCGGTATTGCTTGGCAACGAATGACACCCACTAAAAGATAAGGGCTTGTCAGACTGTGGGGGTAGGCGGGTCCTGTCTTGACAAGGTATGGGAAACTTGATATTATAGTTAAGTCAGGTAACGGGGCGTGGCGCAGTTTGGTAGCGCGCTTGGTTCGGGACTAAGAGGCCGCAGGTTCGAATCCTGTCGCCCCGACCATATTCACATTGGATGTCATCCCGAGGCATAACAACACAATGTGAATCACCATGGAGAGTTGTCCGAGTGGCTTAAGGAGCATGATTGGAAATCATGTGTGCGGTGAACTCCGTACCCAGGGTTCAAATCCCTGACTCTCCGCCATAACGTAAGATAGGGACTGCATTTGCAGTCCTTTTTTGTTTGTCTGTTTTTAGTAAAAACAAATGGTAGAAAGAAGGTTTTCTACCATACTTTCTACCATAAACTTATTTTTCTGCATTGGCGGCATCCATTAAGCTATCCAGCGTATTTGCAATCTTTGATTCTAGCCGCTCTGTCACGTGCTGATAGAGGTTCTGTGTTATGCCTGTATCCGAGTGGCGAAGCTGTCGACTTACGAGTTTAATATCCACATCATTTTCCAATAGGATAGTGGCTGCTGTATGCCGAAGGTCGTGGACCCGTATAAGAGGAATTGGAGAACTTTCGGGATGGCTGTCATTGTAGGATTGAATTAATTTGTGTAGAGTCTTGCGATACCAGTTCGGATCATAAGGGTCTCCGATTTCATTGGCCATAACGAACTGAGTGTTATGAAAATAAGGGCCGAATCGCATGCGGCTGGTGTCGTATTGGTGTTTTACATGACGAATAAAAGAGATAACATGCTGCGGAACAATAATGCTATTTTCAGATGCTTCCGTTTTCACAGTGTCTAATACAAGGGCTGAATTTATACTTCTTTTGATATACGGATAATCAAGCCTGGCTAAATCATCAATGGGAATTCGCAAAAGACTGTGGCGAATATGTAGGGTAGACTCGTTAAAGTCGACGTCTTGCCAACGAAGACCGGCAATCTCTCCACGCCTCAGCCCACAGAAGATCCCGAGCAAAAGAATACAACTTACTTTATTTCGAGTGTACCCTGATTGTTTTGACAGTTTAGTGGCGTATTCAATTAAGGCCAATGCGTCAGTAGTAGTAAGGGCTTCGTTTTTAGGCTTAATCGGTGCCGGGGGATCTACATCTATTAGCGGATTGCGATTTAAGAGTTGCCATTTCACAGCCTGGTCTAACGCAGCCTTTAGGATGCGGTGCGTCAGTCGAACTGTAGTATTAGAAAGGCCTCGGCCGCTTAATTCTTTGTAATATGTGGCAATCATAAGAGGGGTAATCTTATCAAGCTTATGTTCCCCTAAATCAGCTATAATTCGCTTGCAGATGGCCCTGTAATTAGTATAAGTGGCAACCTTACGAGCAGGCGGTTTAATGCACGTGTCGAGCCACCTGGTGAGAAAATCAAGTAGTGTAGGAATTCCTCTTCCCGTTAAAATAATTGCTCCTTCGTCCTTCTCACTCATAAGTTTCCGTTCAAGCTTTTCGGCTTCACGCTTACTCGTGCCGGATCGTATCCATTTCTTTTTCCAGGCATTCGTCAAAGGGTCCTTTTGAGTGATAACGACATAATATATTTCTTTTTTCTTAGAAATCATAAAAAAAATACAGCTCCTTTCTGAAAAGGGGCTGATTATGATATACTGATAGCGTAATCAGCCCGTGAGAAGGTGGATTATATCGCCGTGGTATTGGTAGTACCCGGCACGCCCGTATTCTGTTGGTAGTAGAGTGCGGGCATTTTTTAGTCGTTAGTCCAGTTTTAGACAAAATACTGGACTAGCAAAATCATATTTTATAATGCTCTAAAAAACTAAATTTATCGTCACAATCTTTTTTCGAGGGAATGGCTAGTTTATCTTTCATATGCTCACTTATTTTGGGGATATATTTCTCAGAAATAAAGTCAAATATTTCGCGTTTTACAGTTTTTGAAAGTAAATCAAAGTTTGATTTAGGTAATAAGTATTTAAAAATGATAAGCAATAAAAACATGTTAGGGACTTCCCGTTGAGACTGAAAAGAGAATTTGCTTTGAAACGCACTTAATAAAGGAACCTCTTTTTTTATATAGGGATATCGCTGGTTATAAAATCCGGAGAAATGAGCACAGTCATTTCTAACTTGGTTTAAAAATAACATTATTGTACGAAGTTGGCTGGGAGTCAGCTTAAAATTGGCAGCGATATTTGGCTGAATTTTTAGAACCTCGTAAAAATGAAACAATTCTCCATAAGTAAGCTTATTTATAAATACCCAAATTGGGATATGCGAATGATGAGTTTTATAATGTTGAAATGGTTTGTATTCAGCGTCTGCGTAAATGTCCTTTAATTTTTTAATCAGGAGGGTGTATTTAGGGACACCCTTTTTTGTCTTTAAATGCTGGTTATAGTTAGCCGGTTGGAAATAGGGCTCAATATAATTCTTAATAATATCTCCCTCAAATGGGCCGTAAGATTTTGCAAATTCATATGCAATACAGGTTTTTAATCGTTGCTCTACTTGTAAAATAGGGTAAAAAATAATATTTTCCATTTTAGTATCAATCTGATGAAGGCTGAATAACATGAAAAAGTCGATATCAGCTTGGTAACTTCCGTCACTCTGTAAGAATGGCTTATTGTATTGGTTTACAATATTATAATACCCGTATGTTTGTAGGAGCTCCTTTGCGTATTTGGTGGCTTGTGGCTTGGAAAAGTTAAGTTTCCTAATGTTTAGTGGGTTAACGGGGAGTAATACTTTACCGGGCCTATTTTTGATATGAAAAACTGTTACTTCGGAAATATTAGGAAGAAGCCCGCGGTTTTGTAGAAGCTCGATTTGCTCATCGTATGTTTTAAATGGTTTCATAATAACATAAAGAGCCGTGCACATAACGTGTTATGTACACGGCTCTTTCAGGTTGCGACTTTTCAGTCTCCCCAGATACCATGGACATAATATATCATGATAATAAGCTCCTGTCAAACCTCCTTCTGTCATAGATTTTAATAGAAAAACTCTTTAAGATTCTTTAAATGGCTTAAATATGCCATTTCTTATTAGCAGACCGACATTGATGTCGGTCTGCTGTATTCTGTATTCCCTACACAACCCGGCAGTAAAACTCGACGTCTTCAGCAACACGAGGACAGGGAGTTGCGTTGTGTAGTAACGACTCTACCATGTCAGCGTGCAAGTCGCTACTAAAGTCATCGTTCTTAATATGTGCCAGCTCGTGTAATACGCCCTGAATTTGCCGTTCAGGGCATTTATTTTTGTTGATTAATATAGTATAGGAACCGTCTTCATTCTCACGGACTACAGCTGTCTGAGACGGTTTTAATTCAGCGTACAATAGCGTAACGTTCAAGTTTTTATTCCTTCCCTTCACGGGCTTTTAATTGTTCTATCATATTGACCACGAAGTCTATATCTTCCTTGCTTAAATCCTTGCTAGCGTCGAACAGCAGTCGGTACTTAGGATTCGTCCTCAGCTCTTCGGCGTATTCGGCTACCTCTGGGTCGGTGTAGTAGTCTGCATCTTTTGTTTGCAGTGAAACGTCTTGTTCACCATCAAGGGTAGCGACTAATGTATCTATGTTCATGTACATAGCAGACGCCAATTTCCTTAATGTTTCTAAAGACGGAATAATAGGTTTCCCGTTTTTAGAGTTTTTATTGTTTTCCAACATAGAAATGTATTGTTTGGTGAGTCCAGCTCTATCTGCGAATACTTGTAATGTAAGTCCATGTTCTTGCCTATAATCTCGTAAAATTTTACTTAATTCCATAAAGACACATCCCTTGCAAGCGAATAACATTAATGTCAACTGTATTTTACATGCATGAAAATATTTTGTCAATTACGCTTGACAAAATATCTCGGCCACTGTACACTTAACTTGTCAAGTAAACTTGACCAAAAAGGAGGTGATGAAATGCAGGAAAGTAACTTAATCGAAAATAAAGTAAGGTATTGGCGAAAGAAAAGAGGCTTAACACAAGACAGGTTAGCCGAATTGTCAGGCTTATCACGGGTATCTATTAGTGAGATTGAAAGAGGTACTGCAGATACTAAGATTTCTACAATTAAAGCACTTGCCAAAGCACTTAACGTAGAATTTGCAGAGATTTTTCCTTAGCCCCAAAAGTCAAGTACACTTTACAACAACAACCGCAAACAAGGAGGGAAGAAGATGAACGAAAAAGAAGCCACCCGCAAATTGAGTAAACAGCGGATGGCAAAGCTTTTGCAGATTAACAACCAATTAGTAGACATATCTAGTATGGGGGCATCAACTCCTAAGGTTTTGATTGATGGTTATATCCGAGTAGGGGAGATGCTCGATCGACTGATTATTGAAGAAGCGAAGATTCAAGAATCGACATTGTAATTTTCCCGGCTATCGCTTTAACCGTATCTAGAGCTGCGGAAGAGCCTGTTGAGGTTAAGAAGTCTTTAGTCTTATCCCAAACAGAATTAGAGCGAACAGCGTCTAAGTAGTCACAACCTTCGTTTGTTAGCCATCGTACTTGATATTGAGGGTATTCATACCCAATGCAAGTGATGTCATAAGCCTCTATGTAACCGGATTCATAAAGAAGGTGAAGGTGATAGCAAATTTTGTCGAAATCATCGGTTAATTGAAGAAATTCGTTTGGCGGGATATCAGCTGAATTTGATTCTTCAATGAATAACAACAGTTCACGAATAAAATCAAGGTCACGTTTCATATGGTCAACTCCTTAAGGGTATTTTTTACAGCATACCACGGATACAACAATTTAAATATGGGACCTTAACAAAAAGAAAGGGGAAATAGGAAATGAGTCCGGCGGAAATCATTTTACGAGAAGCTGAAAAGCTTCCCTGGTACGAATGGCAATGCATCGTTAAGGCCATGGAATTTGTCCACAGAAAAAGAGCCGACAAGCTGACACTTGACGACTCGGAGGAAACGCACGAGGAGCTAATGTTCCACGTTGAGCATTATTAAGAAAGGGGCTTTGTATGGAACAACGAATTATCGCCGACATTATGTACTCGGCAGTAGAAATCGCAAGGTTGTTACACACTGATATTCAGAACGTTTATAAGTGGGTAAAAACGGGCGAAATACCGCACATTAAGCTCACCGAAAAATCAGAAATACGGTTTGCCGGATGGGAAATCAGAGCATGGCTCGATAGCAAAGCGACGGGAGGAAACGCTAATGCTTGAACTTGAAATCGCAACATGTGTAATCGTGACCGCCGTTGTACTAGCGTGCGTGTGGATTGAGATACGGAAAGGAGCATGACAATGAATGCAGACCAAATGATAAACCACATGATGACGGTCATTTACACCACTGCGGATGTGGAAGGTATCCAAGTAACAAGGCATTTCAGACCTCAGGAAATCGTCGATTCTACACTGGCTGCGTGCCACAGCATTATCGACGGCAAACGCCTGTCAGAGAGAGAGACGGCGGTACTTATCGTAACGTTCGGGGACACATGGAGAAATTACATTCGGCGTGCCGGTAACGTTCTTATGTCGTTTCATTTCGAATTAATCGTTAGAAAGAAAGGGATGTAATGATGAAGGCTGCCACATTACAAAATCCGCCTGAGTGGATCAATCGAAGATATTACGAAATCCAAAATACTCCGATCCGTATAGTTCGAAGTCACGGTATCGGCTATTACGTTAAAGAAGGATTAAAAGCGGCACTTACGTTAACGGCTATTTACTTCTTAATTGTGCTTTTAGCGCTTCTTTAAAGGAGGTATTCATGAATTGCGAGGGTTGCCCGAATCGGGATTACTGCATTCCCGATGAGTGCATAGGAAATGGCCGCCCTCTGCAGCAACAGAAGACGGCCAAAACAACTAAAAATTAAATTTTCAATTAAAAGGAGTATATCACATGACAGTTAAAATTAACAGCTTAGCCATCGAAAATGTAAAGAGAGTCAAAGCAGTACAAATGGAATTAGCCCAAAACGGCCTTACCGTCATCGGCGGCCGTAACGGACAAGGCAAAACGTCTGTATTGAATGCCATAGCCTGGGCATTAGGCGGCGATAAATTCAAGCCGTCCAATGCGGCAAGAGATAGCAGTACGATCCCGCCTGAGATTCATATCGAGCTGTCTAACGGACTTGTCGTTGAACGTAAAGGTGCCAAGAGTAGCCTCAAGGTTATTGATCCGACTGGTGAGAAAGCCGGACAGAAACTCTTGGACAGCTTCATCGAGAAACTGGCACTAGACTTACCGAAGTTCATGGGTATGAACTCAAAAGACAAGGCCAATACGTTGCTGCAGATTATCGGGATTGGTGACGAATTGGCTGAACTCGATGCGAAAGAAGCTCAACGATATAACCGCCGCCTTGAAATCGGTCGTATTGCTAAGCAAAAGAAGTCATACGCCGATGAGCTTGAATATTATCCCGACGCTCCCACAGAGCCGGTAAGTGCCTCAGATTTAATTAAGCAACAGCAGGAAATCTTAGCACAAAACGGCGAGAATCAACATAAGCGTGAACAGTTATCTAAGATGACGGAAGAACACGAAACGCTTATTTCCCAGATTGCTCAGCTTAAAGCATCCCTCGAAGAAGCCCAGGCTAAACAGGAGTCGCTGTTAGCCGATATGGAGACTGCTCAAAAGACGGTAGCCGAGCTTGTCGATG